GTAGTCAGGGTCCTCAAAGTTGCGGTTGTCGGCGGGGTTGAACCCGCTAAGAATTTCTCTAGTGAACCTGCGGTTCTTGATAAGGTCGTATTGCTCTTGAGTTAAAAGGCTCTTGTCAATTCGAGGGTAGGAAAAATTGGCGGCAGTAGAGGTCTTCAGAAATTCGTTCTTGGGAAATTCTACATCGCTAGGGTAGAAGATTTTCTCATGGAGGCCGTTCTTGTCATAACCATAGCCAAAGTTCGGATCACCTGTTTGAGGATCATAGTAGTAAAGAACGAGCTTTCCATCGGAAGTTTTTCCCTGAAGAATCTTTGTATCGTCTGTCGGCTCTAGAGTCCCATCAACATGAAGCTGAGGCTTCGCCGGCGGAGGATTGTAGAGTTCAGGAATTTCTTTTTCGCCAGAGGCTTTGCCTTTGAACGGCGGAAACTCGACCTCGTCAGGCTTATAGCTTTTCAGCAGAACTGGTCCTGGCTTGCCATTAGCATCATCAGTAAGATGTGCAGCGATAGGCTCTCCGTCTGAAGCATAGTGATACTCCATGATCTTACCATCGCCTGCCGGGCCGTAGACGAAAGTTGAGTCATGAGAGTAAGTAAGTTCGCCAGTGTGAAGAGTAGGTTTCCATGCAACCTGCTCGTAGCTCGGTTTCGGTTGGGCAGGAGTCGCTCCTCCAAGTGGATGTTCTGGCGCCTCGATCTGCTTTTCATTCAGATTTTTTACAAAAGTCGCATTCTTATAGATGTCCGCGCCGGTAAACTTTCCTTCCGGGGTCCAGTTATAGTAGACCTTGCCTCCAGGAATGTCGCCCTTAGCGATCACACCCCAGTCTGGGCTATCTTCAGTTATTGTCAAAGGCCCTTGGTGGATCGTGGGCATCTTCGGAGCCACGATCTCGTGAGACAGGAACTTTTGAAAGTTATCCTTGTCGTCAAAGCTGTGTGCGCCCTGAAACTCTCCAGTAGGGCTCCATTTATAGTAGATCGTTCCGTCGTCTAAAGAGGCCTTACCTACAATAAAATCTTCAGTGTGATTAGCTAAATTAAGCGGACCATGAGAGAACTCAAACTTTGTTGGTGTAGCTGCTGGCTCAGGAAACTTGAGAGGGACTCCGCTGAATTCCTTAGCAGCATATTCCTTCTTAAAGCTTCCATCGTTAGGGTCAAACGCCAGTGCCCCAAGGAGTTTTTTATTAGAGATACTATAGAAATAATGAACCTCCCCTCCATCGGCATCTTTTCCTGCAAGAACGAAAGAATCAGGCTTAGAAGTCAGCTCTCCAACATGAAGCTGCGGAGGCACCACTGGCGCAGCCTCAGGAAGGGCCGGCGGTTTAACCGGCGCCGGCATCCCTGCTCCCGTTGAGAACATTGGGTTGATCTGCTGCACGTGAATGCCAGGAGATCCAGGCATGTTTACTGCAGTCAGAGCGGACCCGAGCAGTCCAATTTTCGGCTCGCCGGCCCCGCCTTCGGGCTCTTCCTCAGTCGGCGCGAACTGAAAGTCGTTCATCGAACGTGTCTCGCACGGATTTCATCCTGAAGCGACTTCTTATAGGTCTGAGTCTCGGTTTCAGCCTTCTCCGGGTCCATCCCGTTCTCGATCAGCGTGCGCTTGTAAGCGTCCACGATTCTGTCATTCGGAGCAGGGACTGGTTTGAAGTTGGGGCTGAATGGAGAGTCACCGGAGAACATCACGCTGACCGGGTTTCCGTCAAGGCCGCGAACGAGTTTGCCTCGGGCAAAGCCGCCCGGCTGTCGAAGATAGAGCCGATCTCCAGTCGGTGCTGTGACCCACTCAGGTGCGTTTTTCAGCCAGGCAAGATAAGCCTCGGCTGACATCTGCCCCGGCTTGCCGGTTTCTTCTGGCAGTTTGATGTTGTTCGCGTCGATGCCCTGCAGCATCGTAGAAGCGTTCTGCTGAACTGTTTTGAAGATGTCGTTCGGGACTCGTGCGCCGCCCTGAGGCATGTAGGAGTATCGGCCGACGAAAGACTTCACCGCATTCTCGGCCGCCGCTTCGTCCTTCGAGAAGTACCGATTACCATAGGCCAGCAGCCTGACTGCCTTCGTGACGTTGTTGATGTCGTCCTCCGACACCCCCGACTGGCGAAGAGAGTTGGTGTAGTCAGTCAGCCCGTTCGTAACGGCTGTGTCGAGTTCGGTCTTGAGATGTTCGCCCGCGGTTCGATCTCCGCTCCCGAGCCGATCGGGCCAGCCCTTCGTCGGGTCTTTGCCTTCTTCAGCAAGAGTCTTCTGCATGATAGTGAGGTCACCAGGATCGCTCAGAACCTGAAGAGCCTGATACTCAGGCGCGAGCTTTCCGAGAGTGACGAGGTCGTTATAGACCTGAGGGAAGGCCGCACCAGTTCGGGCCTGGAGCAGGTTTAGTCCGGTCTTAGCTCCCTCTCCATTGTTTGCAGTCAGCTGCTTAACAGCGTCCTGAGCCTGAGGCTTGGTCAGGACGTGAGCGAACTGAGACTCGACACCGAGTTGCTGTTGGACCGCCAGGGATGCGATAGCATACTTCTCGAAGGTCTTGGGTTCAGTAGGGCTCATCGCGGCGCGGGCAGCAGAGACCGCGGGGTTGGCCTGAACGTAGGAGGCCGGGTCGACCGCAAGTTCCTTCTGTCGGTCGGTCAGAGCCTTCTCAAGTCTCTTCTCTCCCATCTGCTGGAGCCTGAAAAACTCGCCAGGGTTATCCGTAGTTTGGCTTGCGATGAGCTCACTGACAGGACCATGCCCCGCTGCAAGATCGGCGCGGGCCTGCTCGATGGCCTCCGGGCTCTCCCACTTGTACCCCTGCACCAGCATTCCGATTTTCTTCGCGGCCTCGAACTCCGGTATCCATTCGAGGGCCTTATCGGGCATGTAGTTGTTAAGGTCATCGTAAGGAAAAGGAATGGTGTCAGCGTCGAGTTCACCGCTCTCAGCTGATCGAATCATCGCAGGCACGTTTTGATTTAGCTCAGCAATCTTCGTGGCATTCTCGGTGTGCCAGTTGCTGTACATGGAATTGACCTGAGCCAAAACTGAGGCGCGCAGGCCGGGGTCATCAGCGGTCTCTGCCAGGGCTCGTGCGATTGCTACTCCGTGCGGCGCCATCGCTGACATTGCAAGAGTCGGAATGCCGGTGTTGCCGACTGTGAAACCTGCGGCCGAAGCCATAGCGGAATCGGGATTGCTGGTGCCACCTTTGCCGATAGGCCCGGCTCCGAAGCCTTCTCCGTTCGCGCGCAGATTCTCGCCAAGGGTAGCGTCGAGATTAAGGTTGAAGCCCTTGGCTTGAAGCGCCGCGATGGTCTTAGGATCCCATCGACGAAGCGGGATAATGCTTGCAACCTGAGCCTGAACCGCGTATGGCGAGCCCAGAGCCTGCGGATGCGCACGAAGGTCGATGCCGGCTTTCTCTCCGAACTCTTTCCAGGTTCCGGTAGTGATCTGGAAGTAGCCTTGAGCCTGGCCAGATGTCGTCATCTGGTGAGTGTTAGCGATGTCTGCTCCGCCACTCTCCACTCCGAGCAAGGTGTGGAGAAAGCCTCCGGGGGCCGTCACCCGCTGAGCGATCAGGTCAGTCGTGGCCTTCTTGACAATCGGCTTCAGCAGTTGCAGAACGTTGACCTGCCCAGCCGCATCCATCTGATCTTTGTACTTGTCGAAGATGGCCTTGGCTTTGTTAATGCTGTCAGGGTTCTGCTCAGCAAGAGTTCCTTTTATAATGTCGTAGACAGTCTTACCCATCCACTTGTGAACGAGCGCGTCTTTCTGCGGGCCTTCGAGGCCGTTCTGCTCTGCGATCTTGACCTGCTGTTGTGCACCGGCCTGCAGGCTCGCATCCATGCCCTTCGGGTCATCGTTGGTCGCAGCAAGCATCGCCTGGTTCTGATGCTCGTCGGCCGCATCGAGGGCAGACTGATTCTGCCACCGATTGAACTCCTCATTCGCGTGCATCTGACCGTAGTTGATGTAGCGGTCGCCCATGACGCGCATGGACTGGCTGAGAAGTGCGCGAGCCTTGTCATTCGGGGCCGCGGCGAGAGCAGACTTGTAAAGGTCAGTGATGCCGGAGGTGAAGGAGTCGAGCCCCTCCTTAGCCGCCCGCCCCCGGAGCGAGGAGAAATCGCCGAACATCTGGCCCATCTGCTTGGTGGCCTGAGTATTGGCGTCGTTGGCAATAAGCTCGTCCTGAAGTTCCGCGCGCTGAATGCCAGCCGCGAAGATCTGGCTGCCTGCGCCAGCAATCTTCGAACCAGACTCTTCTTCGGCCCGGCCAACCGAAGCACCAAAGGCCTCGGGGCTGACGTTTACCTTCTGGTAATCGCTCGGAGCGCCAGTAGGGGCAACAGTCGGAAATGGAGTAAAGCCGGCGTCAGCCATATGCAACATCCCAGGTCGGGCCGATGGAAGGAGCAGAAGTTGCTGAACTGCCAAAGCCAGAACCAAAACCGTTTACAGAGCCGAAGTTGGAAAGCTGGCCCGCGAAATTGCCGATTCCACCGAGCAGCGTTCCCCCAGACGCGATCTGTGCGCCCTCCATAGCGTACCCCGCCGATCGCTTGTCAAGCGAGGCCTGAAGTTCCTCGTTCGAGCTATCAACTCGGTAGCCCCAAGCTTCGCGAGCCTTGTTGCTCTTGATCGTCAGCGCATTGATTTGGCCGATTCGCTCCGCGGCGAGTCTTGCATCGAGTGCGCTCCCGCTGTTCACGTCTACACCTGAGGCGCCCTGCTTAGCCTTCATCGCAGCTACGTCGGCCGCAGTCTTCATTCCCTCGTTCGTCGAGTCAATCTCGCCGACTTGCGCGGTATAGCCTGCGTTGAGCTTCGCTATTCTCGCGTTGTTCTCTGCGATCTGCGCTTGGTATGCGTAAGAGTTAGCAGTGGCCTCACCGGAAAGTCGCTGGCCAGCTGCTTGCTGCGTGCTCCCCGCAAGGCCGGCGACCATGCCAACGATTGAGAGTACAGTCCCCATCTTAGGTCTCCATAGTATATTTGCGCACGAGTACTCCTTTCAGGAGAAACGGCTCGGACAAGTTAAACCCAAGAGCACGGAGAAAGCGGTGGGCGCGGGGGTAGGCTTCAGTTGTGACCCCTTCGAGCTTGTGGCACAGCTCCATCATTTCAGCGATTTCCTTCCGCCCTTCTTTGATGAAGGAGACTGGAATACGTTCGATGGCCTTTGAGGTCAGAAGCCAGGGCTCGCCACGTCCAGAGAGGACCACACCCGCCAGCCCCCACATAGCGGCCAGTTCTCCCTCCACAAAAACCGACTTCCGAAGATGACTGGTCTTGAAGCAGGCCTTGATGGTCTGAAACGGGCGCAGGCCGAAGCAGGTGATCTCAGCGAGGTCGTCGTATCGAAGATTCCCACAGAGTCGGCTGATATCGGAGAATTCAGAGTCTTTGATTTCATACTTAACCATTGGTGTCGCCGATCACTTCTTCTGGAATGAAGGCTAGAATGTTCGCGGGGAGTGGATTGTCTTGCTGAACTGCGATCTGCCCGCCCTTCTGCCAAGAGGCAGGAATAGTGATACGCTCGTCCCCGGTGAATAGTGGAATTGGGTTGCCAGCGAAGATGCTGTTTGACCGCTCTTTAATCTCGACAAGGTTGGTCCAGGGCACGTTGTACCCGACCGCAGCTGAGTTAGGCTGATTCGCGCCGACCTTAAGTCCCCGAGATGATTGAACACGGACGGTCACAGCGTAGATGTTCTTGCGCTTGCCTTGGACTGTAGCCTCGCCAGGGATATCGGTGTTGAGAGACTGAAGCTGCGCCTGGAAGGGCAAGCCGACAACGATCGAACTTGCGGCCTTCGGCAAGGTAACGGCGCCCTGACTGACCTGAAGATTGTCCACCACGTTTCCGTCGGCGAGAGCCTTGACCGTCTGGCCCTCGAGATAGTCAAGCCCTGCAACAGTAGTGACCGGAGTCGTCACCGTCCATTCCCCAGACTGAGCGGGGATAGGAGTCAGGTTTGGGTCGTTCGGGACGACCTGAGTTATTGGAACGGTGAGATTGGCCTGAACGACTGTCGAGCTGGTAACAGCGGTGATAGTGGCTTGCCCGCCTCCCATCCTGATCACGTCTCCGACGTTTCCGAAGACTCCGCTGCTCGCGGTAAAGGTTATGTTGTTGTCCACAGAGAGGGCAACGACGGCACCAGTTCCAGTTACATCCTGGACTATCGCCTGGGGCGCGACATAGTCACTACCCTGGTTAAAGACTGTGATTCCGGTAATGACTCCACCGACCACAGTCGCCCCAAGAACAGCACCTGAGCCCTCTCCCTGAGGGTCGATAACGATGATGGAGGGATTAGTATAGCCACTACCACCATAAACCAAAGTAGGGCTGCTATCAACTCGGCCGGGCTGAGTAGACTGCGAAGCAGTCAAGGTTGCTGCGGGCTGCGGCTGACTCAGTGACAGGGCCGCATCCAAGCACCATGAGTCTTCCAACACTGCCCAGATTCGCGGGTCCATTCTCTCTACAAAATAAACCCACTTGTTTTGGATATATCGCTGGATAACGAAGTAAACAACATCGACGAAGGTTCCGCCGAAGGGAGTGTCGACGCTTTCAGTCACAGTAGTAACGGAGCAGAAAAGACCTCGAGTATCGTGGCGCGCCCAACCCTGAACTTCTTGCTCTTTGAGGTAGGTCAGGCTGAGTGCCACACCATCGTCTCTGATAGCCCAGACAACTTTGAACGGCTCTTCAGCGTAGGCCCACTCGACGAGTTGGTGGTTCTCGAAGAGATGGTCGGAGAGAATCGAGAGGTCCGTTCCGGTATAGATGTTGACCCAGAGATTATACGCCAGGTCTCTAACGATTGAGCCTTTCGCTTGAACGTAGAGCACGTCGTAGTTGATGACGATAGGCTGAATATGATCGTGACAGCCGTTGTAGGCCTGAGCCTGGGCACTCTGGTTAGTCGGGGTTATCGGGACTGTCGGCCCGTTGCCCGAAACCAGCCAGGCTCCGAGGCCAGTCAGAACGATTAGCCCGGTCGGAACCGGGACAAGGGCCTGGATGCCATTGACCTGCTGAGCCCAGGGTGTTCCGGTAACAGCGTTGTCATCGAGCGGAATTGGGGACGAGTCAAAATTGGTGTATGATCCCGGCTGCGACATGAAGTAAGTGTCGGGGTTGTTGTTGGTGTTAGCGTAGACACGTCGCTGCTGAAAGTAGGCTACGCAACTGGGATAGGTTCCAGTCTGCGGGCCGATGTTGAGAGTACCTGCGGCGTTCGCTCCGCCACCACCTGAGAAGGCTATAGTGTCGCCGGGCAGATAGTTCTTGCCTGCGTTGGTGACGATCACAGCTTGAACGACCCCGCCCACGACCACAGGAGTCAAAACTGCGCCCGAGCCGGTCGCAGTAGTGATAGTGATGGTCGGGTCGCTGGTGTAGCCAGTACCCTGATTCGTCATGGTCACGCTTAAGATTTGACCGATGGCAAAGGGGTTGACATAAAGAGGTGGAGTGATCGAAAACTGAGGAGTGATATTGTTGTCAGTAAAGCTGTTGCCGAGAGCTGTACCAATGTAGCCGAAGATCGAGCCGGCCGGAGGAGAGTTGTTGTAGGATGCCGGAGCGCGGTAGATACGATAACTGCTGGCGCCGACGACAGGGTTCCAGGTCAGCTTGATGCTTCCGAGAATTTCTGAGATGTTGACGGAGTTGGAGATGGTAGCGATGGCTGAAGCCACGCTCTCCTGACCGGTTTTAGAGTCGACCGCAGTAACAACATACTGGTAAATGGTAGCTGCGACAGGGGACTTGCCAACTTGAATAGTTGCAGTAGCTCCACCACCAATGACTACTGGATCACCAAAGACATAGCCAGAGCCTGGCGAAAGAATCTGAATATCTACAACAGCACCGCCTGAGATGATAGAGGCAAGAACCGCGCCCGAACCAGTAGTGCTGGTAACAGTGACACGAGGCGGCTGAGTATAGCCAGCACCACCGGCAGTCACGGTTACGTAGAGAATATTGCCGGTGACAAGAGTCGTGGCAACGCCCGCGAGCCCTGTCGGCGCTGCAATCACCGGGTCGAAGTTAGTGGCAGTCAGAGTCCAGTTCGTGGCCGCAATTCGAGTCAGATCGTACTGAGGATAGCTCGGATGAGTAAAGCTCATCACGTCCGCAGACTGAACGAACTTCAGCGCTGGCAGATCTGACTCTGCGTAGGGGCTGATCACAGTGTAGATGCGAGCGGCACTGCCGCCACTAACGTAAGTCCCAAGATTTGTAGTGTTAACTGCGTTACCGAAAAGGTCGATGAGAGTAAAAGTGTTAGCAGTAACATTAGCAACAGTGAAAACGTTGCCGTTGAGATTGCTGACTCCGACGATGTTGTTGAGATACGCCTCGTCGCCGTTAGAGAATCCATGGCCGACGCAGGTAATAACTCCAGGATTGGCGTTGGAGACTCCAGTGATGGTTTGAGGGCTCTCTGTAACATATGCTCCGTTTGAAAGGATACGCATGTAGAGGTGGCCAAACTCGAGGACAAGGCCTTGAGTTAGATTAAACTGAAAGCGAATCAGCCGGGGCGGGTAGTTGCGGCCGATCTGCTGAGACCAGCCCGCGAACTTAGTGCCTGACCGAGACGAGGCGCCGCCGCGATAGTTAACAAAGAAATTTCGCATAGTGGCAGTACCGACATGCCACTTAGCAAGATCGACACGACCGTAGAGCGATGGAGTTATTTCGCCTGTTGCAAACGATGGCTGGATGATTGCGACGGCCATTAGTAGGCTCCGCCCGACGGAAAGCCTAGAGCATCCCACCCGTAGTAGCACTGATTGTCGAAGTACCAGCCCATAGCACCGAGCGCGCCGCGAACCCTCATCCAGTCAGGGAGATTGTCTTGCTGCGGCGTGCCCTCGTTACCGTCGCTGACTCTCGCGGCCCCGACAATATCCTTGACAAGGGCCAACTGATCATGCCAAAGGTCCTTGTTGCGGGCAAGAGAATTGACCAGCCAGGCCCCGAGATAGGCGTCGGCCGCGATCGAAAAGCTTGGATCCCACAGATCAGGAAGCTGAGTATAATCCGCGGTGTAGACCAGGACTGCCTGCGGGCTGTTCGAGAAGATGCAGCGGATGGTGTTGTTCTGAGCGTCTACATCGGTCCCAACTACAAACGGAACCGACGGAGTGTTTTGCCAAAGCGGCACAGCTACCATTCCGGTAGTGAACGGAATGACAGGCTGACCATCACCAACAGAGATGTTTGGAATGATGAACCTGGCCTTGAGACAATCTGAAGGATAGGCGTACTCGTACAGCCAGGGAATTGGCGGAGGATTGGTGCTGACGACTCCGTTGATGACCGCGGCTTTGAGCTGAGTCAAAGCAATCTGCTTTCGCGCGAAGTTCCAATGAGCGGACCGAGACAGTGCCTGAACTGTTGAAGTGTAAAGAATGGAGCAGGCGTTCGCCTCGGTAGACCCATCGGAAGGGTTGATCGAAGAAACGCTCGCCTGGGCTCCGATCTTCTGAAGCGCGCGATTGCAGATGTCAACTACGGAAGTCATGCAGCCTCCTGGTAGACCCCAAGCTCGGTGAGTTTCTTGAAAACTGCTGCACACGCACGAGCATCAGCCAGGGCCTCGTGAGCGTTCTCGAACTGCTCGTCGAAAAAGTACTCGTAGGCTTCCATCAGCTTCGGCCACTTGAAGCCTCGCTTAGCCGGGATGCGACAGATCGGAGTCGAGGCCTTCATCGTGCAGAACCAGAAAGTCTCGTCCGTGCGGTCTCGCAGGCCGGCCCGCAGAAGTTCCCCCTTCATCACGTTGATGTCGAAGCTGGCATTGTGCGCGATGAAGGTGACACCCTGGTCGAGAAGCATATTCCAGGCGTCGAGTACGTTTCGGACTGAAACCCCCTTCGAGCGGAGAAGCTCGTCGGTCAGCCCGTTCTTCTCGCTAGCCCCCGGAGTCATAGTCCAGCCGTCCGGCCTGATAAAAACGTGGTGCTCTCGCTCGATCTCGAAGGTCGGAGTGAGAAAGATAAAAGCTGCTGAGGCGAGTCGGGGCTGACCGGGCGCCTCAGCAGGGCGCCTGAAATCGAAAAGGCCGTTGGTCTCGGTGTCAAAAACTACGTGGCGCATTGTGTCCTCCACTGGTGGTATGATAACGGTTGGTTATTGTACCACCTAACTCGGCTCTTCCTCTTCACTCTCATCTTCGGTTCCAAGATGAGTGATCTGAAGTTCGACTCGACAGCACTTCGAGCCGTCGGACTTCTCGTTCTCGGAGACCGAAGTCACTCGGGCCATCGCGAAGAGATGAACCATGTCGCCGACGGAAGGAGTCCCATCCATCTTGAGCTTGCTCAGCTCGTCTTCGGTAAGGGAGATGCAGAGTCCGTAGGGATAACGATTGACTACGGAGTCTGAACTCGGCATCGTCGGCATATCCTCCTTGATCTCGGCCGGAGTCTTCGCCATATCCGTCATCTTGACGCTGAACATTCTCTATTCTCCTGCGGGAGGGGGAGTCGAATCGCCGACAGCAGGAGTGCCACCTGCGGCGCCTGGGCCAGAGGCTGGACCACCACCAGACTGAAGAACCTGAGCAAGCTCTTCTTCATGGCGCTTGGCGAGGGCCTTGTGGTCCTCCATATGCCGGCCGTGCATCTGAGTCCGCTCCTTCTCGTGACGAGCCGCGGTATGGTGTCGCTCGTCTGCGAGACGCTTGAAAAGCGACGCGAGTTCGGCCGGGTCAACTTGAGGATTACCGCCGGGGGCTGGAGTCGGCGAGGCAGCAGCATTCGGATCGGCTGCAGGGGCTGCAGCAGGAGCCGCGGCTGCCGGAGCAGCAGCAGCTTCGGCCTTCGGAAAACGCTTGGAGGCGCGGTCAACCATATCTTTTCTCCACTCGAGATTTCGGTTCAGGCTTGTCTGGAGTGCTTCCGCCAATTCCCATCAGTACGATGTGAGCGGCACGGCCTTCCTTCGGATCGAAGACCTTTTCCTTGGCGTACTCGGCCACCGGCTTGCCAGCAGCCTTCGCCTTGTCAGCTACCCGCCCGAGGACTTGATCGGGCTTGATCCACTTTCCCATCACTTGTACCCTCTCTTTGACACCCGAGACTTCTTCTCAGGCAGGCCCTTGTCAGATTTGCCGGCGTCGGCCTTGTTGAACTCTTTCGCGACGGTCTGCGGGACGCCAGCTTTCTTCGCAAACTCTTTGTCATGAGCAGCGGCAGCCATAAACCGCCGCTGCGCCCTGCTGACCGACGACATCAGTTCAGGACCGTAAAACCGATCTTGACAGTACCGTTCAGCGCGTTGGCCGAATGCAGGTTGGTGATATGGACTGCGATCGAGCCAGAGCCCGGAACACAGGTCATGATCACCGGGTAGCCGTTGGTGACGAGGGTGCCAGAGTATCCCTGATCAGTGCACTGCACCAACGACGAGGTAGTAACCGACGAGTTGTTGATGGTGTAGGTCGCGTCGGTCGCAGCAGCAGTGGCCAAGGTGCCGGTGGTCACAATTCCACGCTGGCCATTGCAGGTCTGAGGGCTGGCACCGGTGATGGTGCAGATGGCCTGGCCAAGCAGGACGATACCGGTTCCGTTGCCGGCCACGCCGAGATTGGCGTTGGCGTCAGCACCAGCCGAGGCTCCGGTAATGGTTGCAGCAGTACCGGTTGCACCCGGAGTGACGACGACATCGTTGACTCGAGAAGCAGTCTGCGCCACCTGAAGGCCCGCGAGGGTGGTGGTAGTGCCGCCGACCAGAACTGCACCAGTGCCCTTGCCCGCGAGAGAGACCGGAACGTTGGTGCCCGAACCCTCAACACCGATCGGTACGACGTTGGAGCCAGTCGAACCAGTCACTGTTACGTTATTGACTGCCGAAGCAGTCCGCAGAATATCGAACTGCTGGACATTGGTATCAGTATCGAACGCGATACTACCAGTTCCCTGCGTGCCGAAGGCAACACCGACGGTAGCATCGGCGCCGGCACCGCCGGCCTCGAATCCCGGAGTGGAGCCAGTCGCGGTCGGAGTCAGAACGAAGTCATTGACTCGAGAGGCGGGCTGACCAATCTGAAGGCCGGCCAGAGTGGTAGTCGTGCCACCGAGAAGTACGTTGCCGGTGCCCTTGCCCGCGAGGGCAACAGCGGTGTTGGTGTCAGAACCTGTACCGCCGGCTGCGATCACCGGGGGGTTGCCGGTAGTGGCACCAGTCACAGTGACTTGATTGACCCCGGTGCCGAGAGTAACGTTGCCGAGGTTGGCCGAGAAGTAGGTACCAAGAGTACTGATTGCCGCGTCGCTCGCGTAAGTCTGCGAGTCGATCGGAACGAGGTCGGTGCCAGTCACACTGGGCAGAATGTTGCTGGCGCCGCCCGCGGCCTTGACGGCCTCTCCGGTGGCGAAGCCAATTCCGATCAGCGCGGCGAGCGCAAGACCGAACTTCAGATAAGTCTTCATGCGGTTTCTCCGATACGGGGAGTCTCGACTACGACAGTCCCGAGAACCTTCTTGGTTCGAACGGGAGTTGCCGGCAAATCGAGGACTCGAGCTTGCTGAGGTTCATTCGGTCGAAGGTTGCCCATCTGAGGAACATCCTTGACCGCGTGCGGGATAGTGACCTGCGGCTCCTTCGGGCGATTAGCCATCGCCACGTAGAACACATCTTCGGGGCGCGGAGTTCGTCCGCCCTCCAGAGTCGCAAGATACGCCTTCATCTTCTCCAGAGCCGGCTCATTGAGCGGCTCCATCGCTTCATTCGGGGTGCCCGCAAACTCAATGACCACACCCTCTTCGATGTAGTTGTCATCGACGTAGAAGGGCTTGAGCAGCCGATAGCGGGGAGCAGTAACGTCTTCCATTTTGTCCTCCAGGGAAAAGGAGGGGCCGAAGCCCCTCCGCTAGTACTACGGTCCGACGGTGAAGCCTTCGGGGTACAGTCCGATGTTGTTGTCCGACCGCTGCAGGATGAGGCCGGCGAAAATCTTGCCAGTCAACATCGGGCCGGTAGCAACGACGTAGTTCAGCCGAAGGAACCGAGGCAGAACCTCAGCGTTCAGCTGAATCTGCGGCCAGTCAAAGGCCGCAATCTTGGAGCCCGCGACGAGAGAAGCCACAGCAATCGCCGCACTCTCCATCGCAGTGTTCCAAGTGCCGGGGTTGCCAGTGCCATCGTCGATGGCGTAGTGGAGCTGGACCTGAAGGGTCGCAGCGCCGCCGGCGGTGAAGGCGGTAGTCGCGAAGGCGCCGATCTTGGGGATAGCAACGCCGTCACCACGACCAATATCTTCACCCCAGACCGAGGCCACGCCCTTGTTGATGGCAAGGCCGCCCTGGAGGTCGATATTGTTGGTCGAGGCCGCAGTGACAGTAACCGCCTGGTTGTTGGAGAAGATGAGGTTGTTGTCGAAGATCATCGGGGTCGCTCCTTACACCACACGCGCTTCGGTGTTCAGCAGCTGATCAACGATACGGATGGGAATGCCGCGGAACTCAGTGACCGGCATACCAGCGTATTCCTTGACCGACAGCAGAACGTTCTTGTCGCGGATGGCCTGGATGTCCATGTACATGCGAACAGTACGATTGCAGTAGATCGCCGGGTTGAGCGGCGGAGTCACCTCGTCGGGCGCGTCGGTCTTCGTGATGTTCGAAGCGCGCTTGGTCAGAGTCGGCATACGGACCATCGCCTTGGAGAGGTAGGCGAAGATGTCCGGGGGAGTGCCACTGGCGAGACCGCCGGCCGACGACGTAGTGTCGATGTTGGCCAGCCGAATCACGTACCGCCAATCCTTCACCACCAGTCCAGCTTCCCAGCGGAAGTAGGTGGTGTACGCCTCGAACTCATACCCGTTCGAGTCGAAGCCAGGACGGATATCGCCCTTGTCCTCCATGATGAGGCCGGCCTTCGAGCCCTTCGGGAAGATGCCGAAGCAGGTCCGCTCGCCCCAGCCGATGAGCCAGATCGAGGCGTTGGCGTTGCCAGTGCCGCCGAGGTCCAGAACGTTCGTGGCGTTCTGAGCAGTGGCGGAATTGACGGTGTTGAACCGCGGGCTGAACCCAGTGAACTGGGTCGGGTTGATGCCGCTGTTCCCATACATGAGAGTCGAAGCCATCTGCTGGCTCAGACCCTCAAGATGGGCGTCGTCTTCCGAGAGCCGGAATGCCGCGATGTCGCCCTCGAGTTCGGCGAGCTTGCGATCGATTCGGCTGTAGTCCTCGAGCATGCCCACGCCGTCAGTGATCTGCGCGGTCGTGCTCTTGGTGAACGGAACGCCCTGGTAGAGCATACGCCAAGTGCCGACAGGCAGGCCGGTCCGAATGGTGGACTTGTGGCCGGTCGGCAGATTGCCTTCACGCCAGAGCATGTCATCGAAGATTTCATTGCACTGGCTGAGGACCTCAGCGATGTCGTCAATCCGACCGGAGGGGTCAACACGACGACCCCAGTCGGCAAGAGTCAGATAGGCATTGGTAGCCATTTAGCTTTTCCTTGGTCTAGGCCCCGGAACGAGCGTATCGACGCTGCGCGCGGGAGGGTTTCGGTTGCGGCGCTGGTGTAGACGCCGGAACTGGTTTGGGTTCACTCATGAATCTCGCAACCTTGTCGATGAAGCGAACCATCTCGACGTGATTTCCGAGGCCGGACACGTCCAGCATCTGACGAAGTTCAGGCGAGCCGAATTCGGTCAGCACCGAGCTGCAGCGCTTCAAAACAGTCTGCAGGCGATTGCCGCCAAGTTCCGGGTCGGAGAGAACATCGTTCTTCCACGTATCGAGGGTCTTGGTCCACTGCTCACGCTGGTGGGCTACGAGCTTTTCTGTCTCCCGAGTGTAGAGATCGATCAGCTTCTGACCGAGTTCCTGAGGAGCTTTGAACTCGCTCAAGATATTTCGGTAGTCAGTCATGTCTTTCTCATCGACCTCGAAGCCTTCCGGGAGTTTGAAGGCCTCGTAGGTTACCGGAGCGGACTCTGCCGGAGGAGTCTGTGACTCCGCAGTCGGCGTCGGCTTCGCTTCCGTAGCAGCCGGCGGGGCCGGCTTTTCAGGCTCCTTCGTGAGAAGGGTTGCCGGAGCCGGGGGCTGAACCGGCTCCGGCTTCGCAGCCTCTGCGGCGGTGGGAGGAGGTACCGCAGCAGGGGCCGGATCAGCAGTTACTGGCGCCGGCGAGGGGGGAACCACCGGGGCAGCTTCTGCGGATGGGGTTACGACTACAGGAGTCGCAGGAATGGGGGTAGCGGGAACTGGAATCTTGTCAGGCATCATCGCCCTCCTCTTTTTCATCAGGCGCAGCCGGCGCCGTTTTCTGGTGATGCTCTTTCATCATTTCGAGCCAGGCTTCTGGCGCGACGCGCACTATATCGGCGAGCATACGTTGACCGACGTTTCGTTCGCCCTCGCGGAATGCAGTGGAATCGAACGAGCCTGGAACCCAACTGATCTCGAAGATGTGAGTCAACTCAAGAAACCGCCAAAAGAACTTCCGCCCTGAGCGAGTCTTGAGTACGTTGCGAATAAACTCGTCCGCGGCCAGCTGATCGTTCGCAAGGTGCTGCTTGCGCTTTGTGTCAGCCGGATCATCGCGAACTTCGAAAGGATTAGCCACTGGGGAAAACCGTTGCAGTAACCAGAGGTGAAGTACCGCCGACGAGGCTTGTCAGATTGGCCCGCACGGCGAGGACGGAAACGTTAGTTGAACTCACAATGTCCCCGTTAACGCCAGAGGCGCCGGTGTCGAACTTGGCAAGCTGGAACCAGTCGACACCGTCGATGGTGCCTTCGAGAGTACAGACGACGGTAGGATTGCTGGTGAACTTGACCTGCATCGAGATGTTGTGGCGCGGGCGCGACAAGTAGAGTGGCGTGCCCGCGCCTGTAACCGCAGCCGCAGCCAACGAGATGAATGGCGCGTCAATGCCGGAAATCGGGTTAGCTACAGCCGGTACAGTCACGACAGGGCCTCACGAAGTTTGGCGTGGCGCCGAGAAAGGTCAGCCTCGGCAGCCGCAACTGCAGTTTCGCGATCGGTGACGACAGTCTCGCGCTCGAGCAAAGCCGCGGCGAGCTTCGCCAATCGCTCGATCTCGACCCTGCAGTTGTCTTCCTTTCGCTTGACTTCGGTGGCCCTCTCGCTTAGATTGGCGGAGGTGGTCGCCTCGAATGTCGAGAAGTCTCGACGCGCGGACTCAAGCGCTGCGGATGCAATCGCGTGCTGCGTTTCGCGCGCGGAGATGTCGGCGTCACGCTTGCTAAGCGCTGCCTCTCGAGCGTCTTGGGCGGTCCGAGCTTTATTGATTTCGGCTTGCGCACTGGAAATCTCCTCTCGAGTTTTACGAAGAGACTCCTGATGAGCCTCTTCTGCCTCACGAGTCTTCGAGAGGCAGGTTTCCTGTGCCTCACGAATCTTCGTAAGATAGGCCTCTACCGCTGCTGGGTCTTTGAGGACTTTCAGCAGGCTGGCAAGAGAATCGGTTTGGGAACGAGAAACGCCAAGCATTCTTATTCCTCCACTGGAACGAAGGAGACGCGATGACCAGGATGAACACCGTAGAATCTGTCGCCGGCCGACATAATGTGCAGGGTTGGAATGGCTTCAGGCTTTTCGCCAAAGGCCAACGCGAGCGGGACGGGAGAGTGAATGATAATGAAGTTACCGATGAAGGGCTCTGAAGTCATCGGCCCGCCGTCGAGTTCGAAGGTCTGTTCGGCCGATGAAGGTGCCATCGGCGCTTGCATCACTTGAGAATTCGTGTCTCGTGCGAGTTGCTTGAACTCGCTAATCGTAACCCGGCTCATGACAGGATCAGCCCGCGCTTGCCAGAGACCGCAAGCTTCATCAGCTTAGTCCGCATGGCGTCGAGAAGCTGAGACACGTCCAGCCATGATTTGTCCTTCCGCATGTGAGCGAGGGCACGAGCGGTCTCCCGCGCCATCTTCATGTGCTCAGCGATATTCTCGATAAGTTCCGTTTCAGTGTATGGCATTACTGCCCTCCAAGGCCAAGGATGGATGTTAGCATGTTGTTCCCGCCGCCCACGTCAGTCTGGCTCATCGTCTTAGCACCTTCGACGGCAGCGCGAGCCTCGCCGGCCTGAGCAACCTCGCCCTGAGCCTGGGCCGCAGCCTGCTGACGCTGCGCACGAATCTGAGCGACGGCGCGCTTGTCGCGGAAGATCAGAGCCGGGGTCGTCAGGAGTTCGCCGTAGGTCCGAAGAGCCTGGTCTCCGTCGATGTTGTCGAGGACTTCAGCGAAGGCCGGCGAGACTTTTGCCGAAGCCACCATGTTACCAGCAGTCGCAAGAGTCCGCTCGATCGAGGCGGTATTGGCCGCGCGCTGAGCGAGAGCCAGAATCGAAATATATTCAATCTGAATCGTGACCTTCTGCATCGAGGGCGGAACAGGTGGAAGCATATTCTTGCGCTTCAGGATGTTGTAAACTCGCTTAATCAGCGGACCGAGACCTTCGTTCTGAAAGCGCTCGATGACTGGTCCAAGGACCTGAAGCTTCTCCTGCTGGCGCTGCGCGACCTCGTATGCAGTCATACGGTCGCTGCCCTGGGCCTGCAGCATCAGGAACAGATCATTGAAGAAACCTTTCTGAATTCTGGCCTGAATCTCCTTCAAGTCCAGCGTCATGTACTGAAGGTCGGGCTGGACCTCATAGATCGGCCGCATACCCTTGCCGTTGTCGAGCTGACTGACGTAAGTGACGTGGCCGGGCAGCGTCGAGGACGGCTCGTTTTTCAGTTCGACAGAGGCAAGCAGCGGCGGGCGGACCTGCTTCTCGATAGCCTCAGCCTTACGCTTGGTCTCGACCTGAAGCTGCATGATGTCTGGGAGGGCATCCATGCCGGGGCTGCGGCCGTAAGCGTCGTTCGAGGTGATTCCCCAGCGGGGC